GAAACTGAAATTATTGCACTCAAGTCGGGTGGAATATCTATTGATAGAGAATTATTTAATGGAAAAGTAGATTACAATAAATTGTATAAACCCATTTTGAAAACACACGAAAAACATATGGAAGACAGAACAAATGATTTATTGCATTCTGCGGGTAGTGAAAATATTTATCCAAACAAGAATATTCATAATTTAATGGAACAATTAGGAAAAAAAGGGTTTTTGAGTATGATTATAGACAAACAATATGGAGGAAATCGTTTACCCATTTCTTCTCAATCCAGGATTTTATCCAAAATATCATCGTATAACCCTTCATTGGCAGTAACTGCAATGGTTCCTAATTCTCTTGGACCTGCCGAATTATTACAGCATTATGGAACTCAGCAGCAAAAAGATTATTTTTTACCCAAATTAGCAGATGGTACAATGATACCATGTTTTGGATTAACTGGACCAAATAATGGAAGTGATGCGGTAGGTCAAATAGATAAAGGAATTGTGGAGTGTATTGAGGGTAAAATAAAAATAAAAATATCTTTGAATAAAAGGTATATTACATTGGCACCTATATCAAATCTTATTGGTATAGCCTTTCAGTTGGAAGATCCACAACATTTATTGAGTAATAATAAATCGGGTATTTCAGTAGCATTGGTGGAAAGTTCACAGCACGGATTGTCCAAAGTGACTTATCACAATCCAAATAATGCCGGGTTTCCAAATGGAACAATTAAAGGAACAATAATTATTGATGCCGACCAAATAATTGGCGGAGAAGATAAAATAGGAGAAGGATGGAAAATGTTGATGGAGTGTCTTGCGGTAGGTCGTGGTGTAAGTTTGCCGGCAACAGCCAATGGCTCATCCAAATTTATAACGCATTCAATTATGAATTATATAAATATACGTAAACAATTCAATATGAATATTGGAAATATGGAAGCAGTAAGAGAAAAATTCATGACTATGTATTTGAATACGTGGATTATTCATACTTCGGTAAATTTTACAAATCATATTTTAGATAGTGGGTTAACCCCTTCGGTTATTACTGCAATTATGAAATATCAAACCACTGAACGAGCACGTAATATATTAAATCACGGAATGGATATTTATTCCGGAAGTGGTATTTGTGTGGGTGAAAACAATTTTTTCACAAAATTTTATAATTCTTCACCAATAGGAATTACAGTAGAAGGTTCAAATACACTTACACGAGGACTCATTATATTTGGACAAGGTTTAAATAAAAGTCATCCATATATATTTCCCATTTTTGAAAGTATTCAAGAAAATAATATAGATAATTTCAAAAATAATTTGAACAAATTGGTTTCAAATTTTGTTATAAATTATTGTAAAGTAATTTCACTTACATGTGTTCAGGCCTTACCCTTTTTGAATAATAATAACGCGCAACAACGTTTGGATATTGCAACAATAAAGTTTAGTTTATTAGCCAATTTTGTAGCACTCATGGGTGGAAAAATTAAGTCAAAACAAATGATATCCGGTAATATGTCGGATATTTTGTCCAATTTATATTTATCTTATAGTGTATTATGGTATTATAAACATTATCAATTTATGAATGACCCAAATACATTATTGCGTGATGAATGTATACATTATTTGATGAATGAATTAGATACTAAAATGAATTTAGTAATAGCAAATTATCCTATACCGATGTTAAAACCTTTTCTGTATCCGCTTACCAACAAAATAAGATATACTGATTTTGAAAATAAAAACAAATTATATACATTTATTATTGAAAATGAAACATTACATAATATATTTAAAAATGATATATATTACCAAGGAACTGTATTAGAAAAAATGGAAAAACTGCGTAAAATGAAGCCAGATACAGAAGAATATAACCAATTATATCAAGATATTATTAAAGTAGGTGAATATGCAATTTGAACCCTTTCCCTCAGATAATAAACCCATATATTCTGAATAAAAGTAAAAATGAACAAAACCAATATAAATGTTTTATATTTATAGTTTATAACATAAATATAAAACACTACATAATAATGTCTGAATATAACCCAATGCTAGATTGTATAGAGAGTCACCCGCGTGTGACATTTGTATCATGTTTTGTAAAAATATATCAACAAGAACCTTTTGAATACAAGAATATGTTATGGCGAATCGAACAATTTGAATATATTGCAAATTTGGATGTGGATATTTGTATATATGGGGATGAAATAACAACACCTTATTTGGAAGTTCTTCAACAAAAATATCCGAATGTACGTTTGTTGGAAATGAATATTCCTTATAGAGAAACCGTACTACATAAATTGTGTTATACTCCCGGATTGTCATATCCGGAACGCCGGTCAGATAGTAAAGATAACCAAGAATATATGGGATTAATGAACGCAAAAATGGAATTTGTAAGGGATGCCATGGAAAAGAATCCATTTGAATCACAGACGTTTGCATGGATGGATTTCAGTATGGCCTATATATTCAAAAATAAGGAGACTACACTTCCCTTATTGGAAAAATTAGCAAAACGAACTTACAATGCCCCTTTTATGGCAATACCTGGATGTTGGCAACCCATTGCTCCAAATGACAACGGCGCCATCACAACTGCTATTCATTGGCGATTTTGCGGAACCTTTTTCATAGGGGATGTAAAATCCCTCACTGATTTTTATCGCATTTATGTGGAACATTATCCACGTTGCATACAAGATACGCAAAAATGGTTGTGGGAAGTCAATGTATGGGCATGGTTGGAAGCCAATACATCATGGAAACCCAATTGGTATTCTGCGGACCATAATGATCGTATTATTACTGATTTACCCGAGTCTATGGGATTATGCAAAGAACCTCTCTCCCCTACTCCACCCCTTGAAGTAGTAGTTATTGAAGTATAAATCGCTGACACAATCCATAAAAATAAAAAAATATAACATAAAGTTATACTATGATTATAATGTAATATAATTATAGTATATGCAAACATAAAAAAATGTTTATATACAAGTAGCAATGAAGTATTGTTTCAAATGAATTTTCTTTTTTGGTTTTTTATACATGTATATATTGCCAACTTTTATGGCATTCGTCCATTTTATATGGCATATGGATTGTTGTTTTGGTCATTTTGGGAATATTTATATCATCGATATGTAATGCATGGTTTACATCATACCAAATATTATTATAAATTACATGGATATCATCATAAATATCCTAATAATTTATCACATATACCGATATTTCAGTATATATTAGTATGTCCATTTATTTATGGGGCATCGTATTTTATAGATCCATCGATTGTATATTCATATGCAGTAGGTCATTTATGTGGATTATATTGTTTTGAGAACATGCATTGTAGAATTCATAAAGATTATAACAAAATTCATATTTATACAAAATATCATTGGCATCATCACAGTTATTCCAATAGTGCATTTTGTTTTACTACACCGTGTTTTGATATTATATGTGGAACATTTCCAGAAACTCATTTTTATTATAATGCATGGGCACTTTTGCCAATACCATATATTGGATTTTGGGGACTAACTTCAAAAAATATATAAATGTATAGAGTGCTTAATTGCAATTAAAATACAATAATTATTTGTATTAGGAAAGAGTTAATAAATGTCAAATATAGTTATAATTTATAAAATTTATAACTATGTTTATATAATTATTTTCTTTGGTATAATAATTATAATCTACTATATACAAATCCAGTAATAATATATTTATTACACGACAATGGTGTGTTACCTCTATGTACATAATTCCATGATGACGGAAAAAAAATTAATTTACCTCTTTCGGCTTTGATTTTAATTCCATTGTAAAACTCAGTTTCTCCTCCTTGTTCAACATTATTTAAATAGAAAATATATGTTAATGAACGAAAGCCTCTATTGTCTATATGGAAATCATGGTGAAAATCATATAATCCAATATCTTTTGTATATTTTTGAATTAAAAATCCACTATCTTCATTTACATTAAACAAATGAAATTTTTCACCTAATTCATTATAATAGCAAAGTACATGTTTATCTAACGTATCTTTTAAAACCGAGTAAATAATATCCCAACTTTCGCTATTCCAATGATCGCTATGTAAATCCATAGTTATTTTTCCTTTTTCCACTCCATTTATTGTGGTCCCTTGTGTTTTTGCATCATGTGCTTCGAATTTATTAATAATTCTGAGACAAAAATTATTTCCAAAAACATCATTATATTCCTTAACAAAGTCCATTTATAAATATAAATAATTACGTATATTTATATTATTTATATTATTTATATTTAATTACCCATAAAAATGCAGTATAACTAGGAACGTAATCGACATACGCAGACACAGAATTATCGGATGTAGTTACATTGGAATCACTTGAAGTTAATGTAGAAGTATTTGAAGTAATTACTGATGAATTGTTTGAATTACTTGCTATTGATGTACTTGAAGTAATATCTGTGCTATTATTAGTTACTTGACCGGATGGCACATTCGTGCTTGTTCCAGTTATTGCACTTACATTATTACTGGTACCAGTTAATGCTTGTGTATCTGTGCTATAAGTAATATCATATATACCAATATTTACGGAGTTTGTGTATGTAATTCCGTGACTATGCGACTGTGTATGAAAATGATCTACACCATGTCTATGTTGGGGGATAGTATGATTATGTGATGGAATAGTATGATTATGTGATGGAATAGTATGATTATGTATTGGAATTTGATTTGTACCTATTTTGTTATTACTGTTCATATTATGAATTTTTAAAATATTGTCAATATTAAATCCGGCGTTTGCCGTTGTAGCAGACCCTGCTGGAAATATACCAATTGAATTATTACCACTCATCATTTTGGGTAAATTAAATGTAGTAGAACCATCTCCAATACCATAATTTGTACCAATAACAGAGAATAATGCAGCATAAGTACTTCGTGAGACAGCAGACCCATCGCAAAATAACCAATCATCTGGTGCGGTTGTATTTCCTGCATAAGCGAATATAGAACCAATAGGCAAACTATAAGCAGTACTTGCTAAAACACCTGTTGTTAATGGTAACGTTATTGTTGCACTTCCAAATGTTATAATTCCATGATTATATATTGTTGTCATTAATATTTATAAATATAATTATATACATATAAATATGATTATTCCATAAATTTAATTATCCACAAAAAAGCAGTATAACTTGGAAGATAATCATTTTGTGTAGATGGATAATTTCCTGAAGACAATGATGCATTACCTGATGTTGCTGTATTAGAATCTGTGTTTTGTGTTGTATAACCAGAAAATAAATCACTTGGACTTGAAGTGTTAGATGAGTCTGTATTTGTTGTCGTTGGAAAATAATAGTAACCCACGTTCAGTGAACCCTGAGTTATGCGACGTTTGTTTCCGCTGGTTGACGTATTACCATCGAAGTAACTAAACGTAGAAAACGAAGTTAGTGTACTTGTTGGAATACTATGATTATGACTTCCGAATGTATGCTGATGGTCTGGAAATGTATGCTGATGGTCTGGAAATGTATGATTGTGTGTGAGTGTGTGATTATGTGATGTAATACTATGACTATGTACTGGAATTTGATTTGTACCTATTTTATGATTACTGTTCATATTATGAATTTTTAAAGTATTATCAATATTAAACCCGGTGTTTGCCACTGTAGCAGACCCTGCAGGAAATATACCAATTGAATTATTACCACTCATCATTTTGGGTAAATTAAATGTAGTAGAACCATCTCCAATACCATAATTTGTACCAATAACAGAGAATAATGCAGCATAAGTACTTCGTGATACAGCGGACCCATCGCAAAATAACCATCCAGTTGGCAGACTGTTTCCGGCATATGGAATTACGGAACCAATAGGTAAGGTATTATTAATAGTCACTAAAGTGCCTGTTGTTGATGGTAAAGTTATTGTTGCACTTCCGAATGTTATAATTCCATGGTTATATGTTGTTGTCATTAATATTTATAAATATAATTATATACATATAAATAGTATTATTACATAACTTTAATTATCCACAAAAAAGCAGTATAACTTGGAAGATAATCATTTTGTAAAGATGAATTATTGTTTAAACTGATTGATGCATCACTTGAAGTTATAGAACTATTATCTGAAGTTAAAGATATATTACTTGAAGTTACAGTCGCATTGTTTGCAGTTATAGATGTACCATTTGCGATGGTTGGCATTGATACACTACCAGCTACAGCACTCTCCAATTTATATCCACCTCCACCGCTATCAACATTCGAAGCCTGTGTTATTGCAATTGCACTGTACACAGTAGATGAAACGTTAGAATAAGTAATAGAATGATTATGTGCTGGAAGTGTATGTGTATGCGCTGGAAGTGTATGTGTATGCGCTGGAAGTGTATGAGTATGTGACATATCGTGTGTATGATTTATTGTATGATTGTGTGATGGAATTTGATTTGCACTTATTTTTTGATCATTATTTATATTATGAATTTTTAAAGTATTGTCAATATTAAACCCGGTGTTTGCCACTGTAGCAGACCCTGCAGGAAATATACCAATTGAATTATTACCACTCATCATTTTGGGTAAATTAAATGTAGTAGAACCATCTCCAATACCATAAGTTGTGCCAATAACCATGAATAATGCAGCATAAGTAGTTCGTGATACAGCAATCCCATCACAAAATAACCATCCAGTTGGTGCATTTGTATTTCCTGCATAAGCAGTAACATACCCAATAGGTACTGATATATTTTGTCCTAATGTACATGTATTTGATGGTAAAGTTAATGTTGCATTTTCATGTATTATGCTTCCATGATTATATGTTGTTTTTGAATTATATATAGACAATATTTGTGTTTGATTCAATACTGTATTATATACACGAAAATCGTCAATATTTCCGAAAAATTCTGGGTCTGCGCTCCAGTTTGAACGACCTATATAATTTAATGTTCGAGTCATTGCTAAAGGATAATAAAACTGATTTGATGTATTAGAAACACTTACACCATTTAAATAAAAAATAACATTTGATGTTGTAGAACCTGATGCTGCGTATGTCATGGTAATTGCAATATGATTCCATTTATTATTATTACTATTATAACTTGTTAATACAGCGGGTTGACTTACTGTAGACCCCTGGTATATACCAAATATAAGTGAGTTGTTATTAATTGCTAATAATATATTATTTGACCCAGCCCCATTTCCAAAATCAAAAATGCGGGCCCATGTTGAATTATAATTTGATTCAAACCAACACGAAAAAGTAAGACCACTATTTGTAGTAGTAAATGAAGGTAATGTGACATATTTAGTTTGATTAGCGCTAGTTTGTATTGTATAAATGACAGGTAAAGCATAAATTGTGGAAATCGTACTCCCATTTCCCAATACATATAATGTTCCTGAACTAATATCGTCTACATAACATAATCCATGTGAATTCAATGAACCCGGTATAAGTGTATTTGGAACATCTATGAAACTTCCATATCTTTTTTCTGCATTGATGAATATTCCGCAACGTACACTTCTAACTGAATTATTATCATTTGAAATAAATAGAATACTAGAATCTTTACTAAAAAAAGCATTACGCGGATTCGTTATAGAGTTGTTAAAAGTACCGTTTGGATAATCCGACCCATTCCAAAAAGTCAAATACCAATCAACTCCAGATGGAGAATATATCATACGATCTCCATTCGATGAAATTGCTGCATAAACTGCGTTTGTAACACTTAGTTTAAATGCATCATAATTATTTGCAGTTTCATTCCATGACGAAATGAAAACAGTGTTACTTATAGTAGTAACCACCATTCTGGAACCATCTGATGTAATAGATACCTTATTATAATCACGCGAAGTAGTATCGCCTATTTGTTTCCATCCAGAAGGCGTAGCACCTGTCCAAAAAAATACATAAACAAGACCATTTTCAATTAAAGTAACACCGCGAGTTCCATCATCTGTTAGCGCACAGGCTCTATATAAAACATTTGTAGGTGCCCCAGATATTGCAGTAAATCCAGAAAAACTAGCACTTGTGGATACTCTACTTACATAAAAAATATTACCATTATAGGCAGCAACAATCATTTTTAATTGGTCTTGTGACACAGCAACACCCATGTTATTGGTGCTTGTTGTTGTAATTGGTGTTTGTGTGCCAAATGTAAACGTATTTTTTGGAAATTCAAGTGACCCATTACCTTTTTTATAATTAATATTAGATATGTATAAATTTGTAGAATTTAATGATGCATCATAAAATCCATATGTTCGAGAACCATTGTTAAGTAACATATTACTCGCATTTATAGTATTTGTATTCATAGAATATTGAAAAATGGGTGTTGACATGTTTATATTGTAATATAAATATAATTATAATACAATAATGTACATTATAATACGTTATAATACGCGAATGAATTAGCGTCCTAAATAATATTCATTTACACCAATCACACTCGGTACTTTTGGAACAAAATAATCCTTATGTAATATGCGTGTTTGAATATTGTCATCAAATGTTTTTTCAACATTGGCTTGTGGATTCAACCAAGGTTCTTCCCATCGGGGTTGTTCAGTGCCACGTAATAACCACGCCGGTTGTGAAGCACGTGTTTCATCTACAAAACTTCCCATATTGGAAAATCCTAATGCACTTGATTCCACTGCATTTATTTTATGATGGTTTTTTGTAATGTCATCGCGACACAATTTGCGTGTCATTCCACGCAAATCGGATTCTAAATTCACTGTATTTGTTCTTAAATTTGCACCCCATGATTGTATTCTCAAATGCGGATCTTCTACAAAAGGCAAATCCAATCCAGGACCGGGTGTATTCAAATAATATCTTTCGGCAAATGTACTTTCGGCTAATTCTTTTCGAATTCTTGCAGGATCATTATTAAATCGGGTGGATGACATAATCTATTATAATATGAATATACAATATTATATACAATACAAAATGTATGTGTCCAAAACAATAAAAGATAAAATCAATATAAATATTACATAAATTATAAACTTTATATAACATGTCTTCCAATCGTAAAAGAACAAAAAAGACGTCTAAAGTGGCATTTTCCGATAATAGTATTGTTGTTGAAGAAGTCGACAGTTCACAACATCAAGAATCTCAGACAAAATCCGAGACACAACCCCAATCACAACCTGAATTACAAACTGAACCACAACCCGAATTACAAACCCACTCCATACCGAACCTCAATGAAATGATTACATTATTGCCGAATAAAACCATATCTACAATAGAACCCATTATTAACAAAAATTTATGCTTGAACATGATTGTGAAAAATGAGAGTAAAGTGATTCGTCGCTTATTAGAATCCGTGGTGAATTATATTGATTGTTATTGTATTTGTGACACAGGTAGCACTGATAATACAATCGAAATCATTATGGAATTTTTCCAGAAACAAAATCCGCCTATTCCTGGAAAAATTATTCAAGAACCTTTTCGCGATTTTGGCTACAATCGTACATTTGCCCTAAAATCATGTGAATCTCTCGACGTCAAATATGTTTTGTTACTGGATGCAGATATGATATTTTATGTAAACCCAAATATAACCAAACATGAATTACATAAACGCCTTGTAGATGATGTATATTATATATTCCAGGGTTCCGATACGTTTTTTTATAAAAATGTGCGTGTGGTAAAAAATCATTTGGGAATGTCTTATTGGGGGGTTACCCATGAATATGTCCAAACCCCACAAGGGACAGTTTACAATAAATTTGATAAAGACGATGTGTTTATTAACGATATTGGAGACGGTGGATGCAAAAGTGATAAATTTATTCGAGATATTCGACTTCTTAAAAAGGGATTAGAAGATGAACCCAACAATGACCGGTATACGTTTTATTTGGCAAACAGTTATCGCGATGCCCGACAATATGAAAATGCCATTGAAACCTATAAAAAACGAATTGAAATTGGCGGATGGTTTGATGAAGTATGGCACAGTTATTATAGTATTGGTAAATGCTACAAATACATGGATGATATGGCAAATGCAATTTATTGGTGGATGGAAGGATACAATTTCTATCCTCATCGCATCGAAAATTTATACGAAATCATTCATCACTATAGATGCAATGGAAAAAACAATTTGGCATACGGATTTTATATAATGGCGGAAAATGAACGCGATAAAAACAACAACAACGATTATTTGTTCTTACAAAAAGACGTGTATGATTATAAGATTGATTATGAATTATCGATTATAGGGTATTATTGCAATTATAAGAATTATGATTTGGAAAAAACGTGTTTAAAAGTTCTCAACTATCCTCATGTAGAAGAAGGAATTGCACGTAATGTGTTGAGTAATTATAAATTTTATTCAAAAGCACTTTGTCAAAATGCCGAAAATAAATTGCTGGAACAAAATTTGAAAGTACTTGATAGTATTGGAATGTCTATTCCAGAAATACAATCTGCCATGCCGGAATTTGTATGTAGCACCCCAAGTATGTGTATTAATGAACAAGGAGAATTGGTTGTAAACAAACGATTTGTAAACTATCGCATAAACAGTGACGGTGGATACAGTAATCCAGGTAATATTTCTACTATAAACGTAATTGCAATTATTAATATTTCAGAAGATGATGAATGGATATTGACAAAAGAATTTATTATGGATTACAATAAGAATTTGGATAATTTATATGTGGGATTAGAAGATGTTCGTTTGTTTATGATGGAATTGCCAGAAACCGATGAACATAATGCCCCACTAACTCCATCTCCAATGTTAGATCCTCCTCTTGTACCCAATACAGTATATTTCAATGCCAATCGCGGATTAGGATATCACAATATATCCATTGAGCATGGAAATATTAATACTCTTACAAAAAAGACGGAATCCGGTTTTATTAGCATGGAAGGTCAGCGAGAAGTAGAAAAGAATTGGGTATTATTCCAAGATTCCAACAATAAAATGAAAATCATATACAATTGGTCACCTCTTATTATTGGCAATATTGAATCCGATAAAAGCAGTGTATCCACTACAAATATGAGTCCTATGGTATTTCAAAAAACTCATACAATAGAAAATCCATATTTCTTTAAACATTTGCGCGGATCAACCAATGGTGTCCGTATTCCGCAAGACAATGAAATCTGGTTTATATGTCATACAGTGAGTTATGAAGACCGTCGTTTCTATTATCATATTGTAGTTGCACTAGATGCAACCACATATGAAGTAAAAAAATATACTCCCTATTTCACATTTGAAAAGGAAAAAGTAGAATATACTTTAGGGTTTGTATATTTTGAAATGACAAATGAAATTATGATTGGTTACAGTATAATGGATTGCAAAACAAAATATATTATGTTAGATAAATCGGTGATTGATGCTATGTTTATTTCTGTATAATAGCACTAGCACTATTTTGTTGTAATAACAATAGTAATTTAGTAAAACATGATTTATATATTATCCGATGATGACACTGTGTATATAGGTGAATATATGGCTTCATTACACCGTTTATAGGTTTTTCGATGCCATTGGGTTATTCCATAGGCTTCAATGCCCTTAAGATGTTTTGCAGTACCATATCCCACATTTTTTTCTAATTCATAGCGGGTATTTAATTCCGGATATTTTTTACATAATTCGCAAATATATTCATCATGTGCAACTTTTGCAATAATACTCGCAGAAGCAATGGACATGTATAGCGAATCTCCTTTTTCAATGGTAACGCTCGGTATTTCGATAATGGATTCGCTAGTTTCATCATATACACAATAGGGTTTGAATTTGTCTCCATCAACCACTATAAATACATTATTATAGGGTGGTGCAATTTGCAATTTTAGTAATATAGAACGAATACATTCATGCATACAACGAAATACCGCTTGTAATATATTAATTTCATCAATAACGTCGGCTTCTATATAATGAATATGATAGGCTTGACAATTTTCTTTTATGTAATCGGATACTTCTTTCATTTTTTTCTTTGAACTAAATTTTTTGCTGTCTTTGACGCCTTTTCCGGAAAAAGAACCATCATTGGGTAAAACAACTGCAGCACAATATAAGCGACCAAATAATGGACCCCGTCCAACTTCGTCAATACCAATTTCAATGATTTCTTCATGACCACTGTTATATTGCAACAATAAGGGTTGCGCTGTCTTTTTACTATTTTTAGATGATCTGCATGAAAGTTTAACTTCAGATAATAATGTTGTGGATTCCATAATGTATTATAATGTAATATAATATACTACATTATAAGAACTAAGAAATAATCAATTTTTCAATAATACAAAAAAAAATACTTCATATATTTTCGTATTATAGAATATAAATGAAATTAACACCATTCATATTATTTTTAATATTAGTATTTGTATTAATTCTTTCTATTGTATTTAGTAGATTTTTTCCAATATGGGAAAGCGAAAAAGAAGGTCTGATTAATTATAACAATACACTTGTTACATTGAATCAAGTAAAAATTCCTGAATATTCGTCTTCAAAACTCGTAACTAAATTATATGACAACATGTATTTTGATAATGAAAACTCAAATGTATTGATTTTAGATGGCAAAATGAAAGGAAATGTGGCGGGTAATGTAGCAAATATTACTAGTATTCAGGTATTAAAACCGGTTGGCGATTTTCCGTTTACATCTATTAGTGGAAATACTATTGTAAGTTCAGAATTGAGTAGTGGTGGATTTCCAAGCAGTTCTACATGGTGGTCATATACAACCGATACAAAAAATAATAGTGACAAATATCAATTGTTTTATTTTGGATGGGACAAAGCCCGGTTTATTCACGTAATAAAGAAATCAACAGGAGTGGCGAATCAAACCCAAGTTGTTTTGAATAATATAGGTTCATATTATTTTAATAAAAATGGAAATTCTATAGAATTATCCGATTACACGAGTCGTGTAGATTCCACAATATCCACATCAAATATATCTAACAATTCGAATGATGATATGAATGTATTAATATCTGAATATGATATGAGCAAAAACGTCTATCAAATAAATTCAAGATTATTCTTTGACATACGAAACGGGAATTTGATTATAAAAAGTGGAGGAACTACAAAAATATATAAGCGTGATGGAACAGAAATGGCAATTACACCAAAAACTATTTCTAAGACAATACCCACTACAAGTAGTTTTACATCATGGATTAAAAACAATGAAATAACTGGTGGAAATCTTGTTTTATACATGGCAATTTCAGAAAAAACATTAATTGCAGTTATAAAATTAGAAAGTTCCGGAAATATTAGTATAGATAAGGTAAAATCTTTTGATAAAAATGGAATAGATAATAGAACAAGTTGGGATTCATATGGAACGAATGACAATGAAAAAGATGAAAAGGACGGAAAAGATGAAAAGGACGAATATAATAGTGAATATAATAAATGGTTGGCATATTGGAATTCAATTGTAAATTCGGAATCTCGATATAGTGATGATTATATATTAAAAACGCAAGTTGTACCACCAGTATGCCCAACATGTCCATCATGCAGAACTTCTGAAGTATGCACAAATTGTGGAGGAAAAGGAGGTTCAGGAACATTAAGTGGTGACGGTTCTACTAAAGTTTCCGGTAATGCAAGTACTTCAAATGTAACAGTATCTGGTTCTGGAACATATGCAACAAGTGCAAATCCAGATACATTAGGAGGTGCAACAACTATTCAAACTATGGAATTTGTAAAAGGCACTGAAAATCTTGCAAAGACTGCAGCAGGGTCAATCGGTAATGTCGTTGATACTGCAGGAGATATTATAAAAGGTGCTGGTACTGGAACAGTAGATGTATTAAAATCGACCGGAAGCGGTGCAGCAGGATTTATAAAAGATGCAGCAAGCGGTATTGCAGGGTTTGCAAAAGATACTGCAAGTGGTGCAGTGGGATTAGCAAAAGAAACAGTAGGCGGTGCAGTAGGATTGGCAAAGGATGCAGGAAGTGGAGTTGCAAATGTATTTTCTAGAAATATTGGAAGCGGACAACAATCCCAAGGTTCGGGATATGGTGTCTATAATCCTCAAACCGGACAAACTACATCATCTCCTGTACAATATGGACAACAACAAGGAAGTCTTGGAAATACCAAAAGTGCAATTGATCCATATTCATATAGTGGTGCATTGGTTTCAAAACCGTCCAACTTTATTCCTGTTACGGCAGATTTCAGTGCATTCGGTAAATAAACAATGTATTTTATCTGCACGCGCACATATACACATGCATTCTACATATGAAATAACAAATAGTGTAAAACAATATAATAACATGTATAATAATATAGTATATTCATGAAAATTTTGTATACTGGAATAGGTTGTAATAGAAGTGGTGAACACACCGAAAGTGAATTTTTAGATATTATGAATAGAGAATTCACATATAAAGATTGGAGTCATGACTTGATGCAAGTTCCAAGAGAATATCATTATCAACTTCAATTTGAAGATTGGTATTTACCGGATGAATTTGTATTATTTACACTCTATGATTGGATAGATTATTCCGGTGCGTTAATTATAAACGCAACACAATAAAGATGTTACAGAATTGAATAAAACGCCTATTTGGTGCGCGTATTCAAATCTTCGCTAGTATAAATAATATTATATAAAACATATACTATTATTTGTTATCCATGGGAGAACATTTTATACATACTCTATTATTTTCTAGTACCACGTTTGAATAGCGGATATGCAAATTGATATATAACCCACAAAACAAAGAGTACAAGAAGAACCATAAAAAACAGATTGAAGAATTTCATTATACTACAATATATAGAATTGTCTGTTGCATCACAACGTATTGTTGTACCAAACATACCAAAAATACCACTTCCCATAATACCTCCATTTCCAGGAGAAGATAGCGCTGAACCTTGAGCACCACCATTCATTTTTCTCATTCTAAATTTTCCCATGTTATATACAATATATTATAAAATATATTGCGTTAAAAATAAAATCATAAAAATAAGAAAAATATATAATAAGAACATTCATAATATTCTAATGTCCATTAAAAATATTCATACTATAAATAAAATATTGGAAAGAGAACAATTGTCCAATGAAATTAAAAATATATTACATAAATTTGATGAAAACCATTCGAATGTAAATTATAAAAAGGGTATCTACATATATGGGTCTCCGGGATGCGGTAAAACCGAATTTGTAATGCAATTATTAAATGAAATGAGTTACGATGTAATAAAATATGACGCAGGAGATGTACGTAATAAATCTTTGATTGAGAACATTACAAGTAATAATATTGCAAAATGCAATGTTCTCCAAATGATGAGTGGTATTACCAAAAAGATTGCAATTGTTATGGATGAAGTGGATGGTATGAACAATGGAGATAAAGGTGGTATTACATCCCTTATTAAACTCATACGTCAAAAGAAAACGAAAAAACAGAAATTGGAGAACAAAACCATGAATCCAATAATATGTATAGGGAATTATTACATTGACAAAAAAATAAAAGAATTAATGAAAGTATGTTATACATTTGAATTGAAAACCCCCAATGTTCTCCAAATGTCAAAAATAATAGAGGAATATATTCCAAAAATAAATCCGAATTATAAAAAAAAACTAGTAGATTACATTCAAGGAGATTTGCGAAAAATGGATTTTGTAATAAATATGTATTCGAAGAAACCTGATTTTATTAACGATGACACCCTCCATGACATTTTTCTAACAAAATCATTTAATGAAGATTCAAAAAAATTAACGCAATCTCTTATAAATGTTCCCCATTCCATTGAAGAACATAATACATTTATGAATGAAACGGAACGTACCATTGTTGCATTGTTGTGGCATGAAAATATAATAGAACCTTTAAATAAAATGAAAAAAGAAAAGGCAATTCCCTTTTATATTAAAATATTGGAGAACATTTGTTTTGCGGATTATACAGACCGAATTACATTTCAAAATCAAATATGGCAATTCAATGAAATGAGTTCTCTTATAAAAACTTTTTATAATAATAAAATTTATCATGATACATTCCCTGAGAACATAAATGGATTTCATCCGAGTGAAGTACGGTTTACAAAAGTTCTCACCAAGTATTCTACAGAATACAATAATATTCTTTTTATTTTTAATTTGTGTCAAGAAATGGATATGGAT